AATATCTAAAAATTTTCAATTTCCGGTTGGTGAATTTGGCATTTATAGTACTTCTACTCTAAGTAAAATGTTAGGAATCCTTGAAAACGAAGTTATGTTTGAAATCCAAAAGGAAGGAGGCACACCAGCTAAATTTACTATAGGTGACACTGCTATGGATATTAAATTTAACCTAGCAGACCCACAAGTAATCCCAAACGTACCCAACATCAATAAAACAGAGGGTGATATAGAAGTGGAGTTGGATGAAGAATTTACTACACGTTTTATCAAATCTAAAGATGCAGTAGGCGAGGAAGTATTTTATGTTTCTACTCAAGATGGATTTACTTCAAAAGAAGTAAAATTCACTATTGGAAACAGTACATCTAATTCAGTATCGTTTGCTGCTCGTATAGAAGATGGTAGCCCCGAAATAGAATTAGATAATATTCCCTTCAACGCAGACTTAGTTAAAGAAATATTTAAACACAATAAACGTTTCGAATTAGGTTGGATGAAAATAAACCCAAAAGGATTAATAACTTTTGCATTTAAATTTGGAGACCTAGAAACAAATTATTATCTTGTAAGAAATCAAAATCAATAAAATATGGAAAATGTACCTATTACACCATTAGCTGATCGTATATTGATTAAACCGATCGAAGCTGAAGAATCTACCTATGGGAACATTGTTGTTCCCGATATGGGTAAAGACCGTCCAGACTTTGGAACTGTACTCGCAGTAGGACCAGGACGCTACGACAATAATGGCAACCTTGTCCCTATGAGAGTAGAGGTAGGTCAAAAAGTAATCATGCCAAAATACGGGGCAAATACCGTAGAAATTGAAGGTGAAGAGTATATACTCTCATCTGAATCAGAAATTTTAGGAGTTGTAAATTAATAAAATATGAGTAAAGTTATTAAATTTGGAGAAGAGGGCCGTGGTAAACTTCAAAAAGGAGTTAACCAGTTAGCAGATGCCGTCTCAAGTACACTTGGTCCTTATGGCCGTAATGTTATTATAGGAAAAGAAAAAGGTATGGGTACCCCCCATTCTACTAAAGATGGTGTTTCTGTAGCTAAACAAGTTGAACTAGAAGATCCTGTAGAACATTTGGGTGCTCAAGTAGTTAAACAAGCAGCTATTGAAACTGGTGAACAAGCAGGTGACGGTACTACTACTGCTACTGTTTTAACCCGTGAAATTTTTAATCAAGCTCTTGATGCTGTTAGTAACCGTTCAAATAACGCTATTGATATTAAAAGAGGAATTGATAAAGCCGTAAAAGATATTGTTACTATTCTGAAAGAGAAATCCCAGGATATCTCAAATGAAGACCAACTTAAGCAAGTTGCAACTATTTCAGCAAATAACGATACTGAAATTGGTACTTTAATCGCTACTGCATTCGACAAAGCAGGACGTGAAGGTGTTATTACAGTTGAAGAAAGTAAAACACATGAAACTACACTTGAAGTAGTTGAAGGTATGCAGTTTGACCGTGGTTACAAGTCACCATATTTTGTTACAGACAATGGTTCAATGACTTGTCAGCTTGATGAGCCTTACATCTTGATGTATGATGGTAAAATTAGTGCTGTAAAAGAATTGTTACCAATTTTAGAAGCAGTTTCTCAGCAAAATAAATCACTATTGATTGTTGCCGAAGATATTGATGGCGAAGCACTCGCAGCAATGATCGTTAACAAAATGAGAGGCATTTTAAAATGTGCTGCTGTTAAAGCACCTGATTTTGGAGAGCGCCGTACCATGATTTTGGAAGATATGGCTGCACTTACTGGTGGCACCGTTGTCTCGAAACAAAAAGGTATGAAGCTTGATAAAATATCTTTTGATATGCTTGGTACAGCCCGTGGTATTACTATCACTAAAGAAGAAACCACTATTGTTGATGGTAATGGTAGTGAAGAAGCAATTGGTGCTCGCCTTGAGGAAATTAAGAGCCAAATTGATAAAGCAGAAAGCAATTATGCCCGTGAACAATTACAACAACGTCTTGGAAAACTAGCAGGAGGTGTAGCTGTAATTAATGTTGGTGGACACACTGAAACCGAGATGAGAGAGCGCAAGGATCGAGTTGATGATGCAGTACATGCAGTTAAAGCTGCAATTGAGGAAGGTATATTACCTGGTGGTGGTCATGCTTTGTTGTGTGCTTCTTATCTAATAGAAAATGATACTCTTAATGACGCACAAGACATTGGGTATGAAATTGTTCGTAAAGCTGCCCGTAGACCTTTTTACCAAATTTTATCTAATGCCGGATATAACCGTGAAGATTGTATTTGGTTAAGCCTTGAACTTAAAGACGATTTTAACCTAGGTTGGAATTTAAGTACTGAAAATAAAGTTAATATGCTTTCTGAGGGTATTATTGATCCTACTAAAGTTACAAGATGTGCCCTTGAAAACGCAGCATCCGCAGCAGGTACATTACTTACTACAGAGTGTGTGATTGTTGATAAACCTAATGAAAAAAAGGAAGTACTAACTGATCAACCACCAATGTTCTAATGGATTTATTTGTAGAGAAATATAGACCACAATCACTCGAAGGATTTATTGGCGATAATACTGTTCGTGAAAAAGTTCAAGAGTATCTTAAAGAAGGCACTCTACAAAATTTGCTATTGTTTGGCCCAGCGGGGACAGGAAAAACCTCGCTGGCCAAACTAATAGTAAAACAATTAGGTGCAGATCACCTTTATATCAATGCTTCAGATGAAAGAGGAATTGATACTATTAGAGATAAAATTGTTCCATTTGCTTCCAGTATTGGTTTTAATGGATTAAAAGTAGTAATACTAGATGAATCAGATTACCTTACCGCTCAAGCCCAAGCTACTCTTAGAAATGTTATTGAAACTTTTTCTAGCAGTTGTCGTTTTATTTTCACTTGCAACTATCTTGATCGTATTATTGCTCCCCTTCAGTCTCGTTGTATGGCTTTTGGGATTACCCCACCTTCTAAAAAAGAAGTTGGACAGCATGTATTACGGATCTGTGAAAGTGAAGAAATCGACTATACGAAAGAAGATCTGGGACAAATAATTATTACCCACTATCCTGACATTAGAAAAATTTTAAATACTCTTCAAGGCAGTTTAAAGAATAAAAAGCTAGTACTTGATTCGAAATCATTAATTAATACTGATTTTGAAAATAAGGTTATTCAAGGATTAAAAAACAAAACCAAAATCAATGACATCAGACAAATTATTGCTGATAGTGGTGCTACACAATTCGAATCACTATTTAGATGTTTGTATGATAATGTTGAAGAATATACTACAAATATAGGCGATGCAATTATTATTATATCCCAATATCAATATGAGTATACTTTTGTAGTAGATAAAGAAATTTGTATCGCCGCAATGTTAAATAAATTATTAAAATTATGAGTGTAAATTCACCTAAACAAAGATTGGATCAGTTCCAAGAGTGGTATAAATGGTTTAATAAAAAATATAACCGTTATGATAAACTTAGGTTTAAAAAACCAGTAAAAAAATATAAATAATGGAACAACAATTTAATATAGACTTATCCCAAACAACTCCTGTTCATTGTGATAAGTGCCACCATGAGCATTTTACTGAGGTATCTTTAATGCGCAAACTATCTCCTATGTTATCCCCTAATGGACAGGCAGCTTTAATTCCTATCCAGGTATTTGCTTGTGCTAAATGTGGACATGTAAACGATGAATTCTTACCAAAAGAAGCAAATGACACCCTTTGATTTTTTAAAAAAGGTACATGATAAAAAACTTAAATGGGAAAATCTAACTGAGGATCAACAAAAAATTTATAATACATTTATTATAAATAAAGCATTAAGTTTTAATTCTAATTATTTAGATATTGTAAATAGAATTCAACATTACACCCCTACCCCAAAAGAATCCTTTAAATATTTTCAATCTATGACAAATAATAAATTTAAATACAATAAATGGATTAAAGGGCAAAAAACTAAACCTTATAATCCCCAATTACTTGCTTTGTTAAGTGGATATTTTGAATGTTCAAGTAAACAAGCTGAGGATTATTTGTCTATATTAGATAAAAAAGAAACCAAGACTCTTTTAAAACATATAGGGGTTCAAGAAGATCAAATCAAAAAATTAATGAAAAGATGATCAATTTTAGTGAAGAAGATGATGCTGCAGTAAAATGGTGTGAAGAAAAATATCCTGAATTAACTGCAGAGTATAAAAAAATTATGATGGAACAGTATGTTTTATTTTGCAAAAAACATCGAAACTATGGTACTTCAAATATAAATGTAGGTACCCAATTAGAAACGGACGCTGACATCAAACTATCACTTACAGGTTTATGGTTTAGAATTAATGATAAAATTAATCGCCTTAAAAATTTAGTCGTATTAGGGGAACCTGATACAGTAGGAGAATCAGTAGAAGATACGCTCAAAGACCTTAGTGTGTACGGAATTATAGGCCAAATCGTACAACAAGGTAAATTCAAATGATTTTAGAAAATATAGAAAAAACCGTTGTCCCTGAAATGGATTGGGAAAAATATAAAATGGTTTCTTATACTCAATTTTCTGCTTGGAGCGAATGCCCACATAAGTGGAAGTTGATGTATATTGATAAAATGCGCCAACCACCAAATATCCATTTGGCGTTTGGTTCTGCTATACATGAAACTCTTCAAGAGTACCTTGATTTGATGTACAATAAATCAATTAAAGCAGCTGACGAATTTCCTATTTATGAGGATTTCCAGGAGCGCTTCATGAAAATGTACGGCGATTATAAAGAACAAATCGGCGATAACTTTGCAACTAAAAAGGAATTATTGGAATTTGTAAATGATGGTCTTGATATTATTGAGTTCTTTTTACAACGTCGCCAAATGCATTTTTCAAAGCGTGGTACTAAATTATTAGGTGTAGAGATGCCTATATTAACTCCTCCTCATGAAAAACATCCTAATATTATGCTTTATGGTAAGCTCGATTTGGTATTTTATGATGAAGATCTCCAAAAAGTAAGCATTTGGGATATTAAAACATCAACTAGGGGGTGGACAAAATGGGATAAAGAAAACAAAATCAAAACCGCACAAATGGTATTATATAAGCGTTACTTTGCAGAGCAATATAATATCCCGGTTGATTCGATTGATTGCAAGTACTTCATTGTAAAGCGCAAAATACCCAAAGATCCCAAATACCCAGCGATGGCTTCACGAATCCAAACGTTTGAACCCTCATCAGGTAAAGTCACAATGAATCGTGTAACTAAACAACTTCATGCATTTATTGAAGATTGTTTTGAAAACGATATGTATAAGACGAAAGAATATACAAAAAATCCATCAGATAAAAATTGTCGGTGGTGCCCATTTAATGACAAACCTGACCTCTGTAATAAAAAACATTCAAGCTAGGATATTTCCTTTTATAATAGCTTTAAGTGCTTTATCAGTTTCGGCATCAGCAGCATTTTATTCAGTCACAGGATTGAGTAAATTGTTTGCTGGGGCTTCTACTGAAGTATTTATAATGGCTGCTTCTTTAGAAATATCTAAATTAGTAATAGCCTCCTTACTTTACCAATATTGGGATTCTATAAATAAAATACTTAGAACTTACCTAAGTATTGCCTGTTTTATATTAATTTTAATAACTTCAGCAGGTATTTATGGTTTTCTTTCTGCGGCCTATCAAGAAACAGCCGCACTAGCTGGCAGTATAGACTCCCAAATTGCTCTTATAGAAACAAAAAGAGATAATATTAGAGACCAGTTAGCGGTGTATAATGAGGAAAAAATCACCATTAATGGGGCAGTATCTGATTTGAGATCTGGCTTATCTAATAATGTAATACAATATAAAGACCCTGAAACCGGCGAAATAATAACAACCACTTCAAGTTCAACTCGTAGAGCATTAGAAAAACAGTTAGACCAAGCTATTGAAAGACAAACTGAAATTAATACTAGAGTAGATAATTTAAACCAACAATTATTTGAATACGAAACTGAAATAGTAGAAGTCCAAACAAATAGTGAAATTGGAAGTGAATTAGGCCCTCTTAAATACCTATCAGGTTTAACTGGTTTAGGTATGGATAAAATAATAAATTATCTTCTTTTAATAATAATTTTTGTTTTTGACCCCCTAGCTATATCTTTAGTAGTAGCAGCAAATTTTGCTTTTGCTCAACTAAAACCTAAAGACAAAAATAAACCTAATAAAGCTCTTAAACAAGCTTTTGAAAGACATAAAAAAGAAGTTATAAAAGAAGAAATTAAGGAAAAAACCCCAGAAGTAGAAGAGTGGGATGAGATGCATGCACATGACATGGTTTTAAATGATATTATTGACCAAGTTGGTGACCCTTTTGAAAAAGAAGAAGAAAAAGATACAAATATTTACGATGAACCTACCCCAAAACGAATAAGATATAAAGATATCGTAAGTAAACCAAAGTCTTCTAAATAATCCATATATGTATATGTAAACATATACAACATGGCACT